TGACGTGCTTTCTAGTGAGGTAGGGGTGACGCCGGCGTCATGGGGGGGTGACGCCGGCGTCATGGGGGGGGTGACGCCCATGTCACCCTATAATATAAATGATAAAGAACTAGATAATAAAGAAACTAAAGGAAAGAAAGTTGAATCTGAAAGTTCAGCCGCTAAAAACCATCCTTCTTCTGTTTTGCGGAGTACCGCAAAACTGGTTATTGATTTCTTAAGACAGAAGACAGGAAGAAATTATCGGTATGCGGAGACTACCCTAAAACCTATCATTCAGAGATTGAAAGAAGGAATTACTTTGGAGCAATGCAAGCAAGTGATTGTTAGGAAGCATAGAGAGTGGGGAAGCAATAAAGAAATGGAAAAATATTTAAGACCATCAACCCTTTTTAATAAAAGTAATTTCTATGATAAATACTTACCTGAAGTTGTAACTGCAGACGAAAAGAAAAATATTATGCAAGCAATTTGACAAATCTTATTATTATTATTATTATGAGGAGTGTAATTAATAATTAATCGGAGAGAATAAAATGCTTACTAAAGAAGAAGCTGAAAAACTTATTGACGCAATTAGAGAAATTTTATGTTTATCGAAAGGAATGAATTCAGAATGTAGAGATAAGATTAAACATCTTTATTCCATTACTGGGAGTTTAATAGAAAAACCAAAACGAAGAATCAAAATAGGAGATATTTATAAAGACGGAGAAGGAGTAATAAAACAAATAAATGAAATTGATTATGGGGATAACTCGATGCAATCGTCTGATGCGTGGAATTATAAGTTAAATGGAGAACCTCTGGGGACTTTCCCTGATGAAAAAAATCTAGATTTATCTAGGCGCTATAAACTTGTGGAGATAGAAGAATGAGAGAGATTAAATTTAGAGCGTGGCATCCTGAAGACAAGGTAATGATTTATGATTTAAATACGCCAAAACTTTATCACGGAGTATTGGGTTCATATCCAACCAAAGAAGAAGATGATTATATCTTTATGCAATATACCGGGCTTAAAGACAAGAATGGGAAAGAGATTTATGAGAGCGACGTAATGCAGCTAAATAATGAAAATTATATTGTTGATTGGGATGAGGAAAGAGCATCTTTTACATGTGGAAGTCTTCTCTTTGGTAAGAATGAATTTGGATCTATCGTTATAGGAAACATTTACGAAAATCCAGAATTAATGGAGGGAGAAGAATGAACTGTCCTGATTGCGATACATTGATGTTTAGAGATGAATGTGGGTGTGGATTTAAAGTTCCGCGTGTTTCTACGATTGAGATTAAACAAGTGGGAGCACAAGAAACTAATTTCCCAATGGTGCTTGATGCAGAAACTGCAAAAGTGTTGAGTGCAACAAAATTGACCGGAAGACCATTTGCAGAACTTTGTGTTAAATATTGTATGGATGTTTTGAAGAAGGCATCGGCTAAGAAAGAGTTTGAACGATTACAACTTAAGGGGAATAGAAATGTTAACTAAAGATGAAGCTTTTCAATTGTATAATAAATTGCTGGTACAGCGTCACGATCATGACAATTATATGCAAAAATGCCTTGAACTTTTTATCGAGCCCCTCCCGGAAAAATCTAAGGAGGAAAATAATCTTAGAACAGCTATGAAAATTTTGGTGGATGTTTTAATCATGTGTTCGGAGGGTTTTGAGTTATCTCGGTGTCAACGCTCTTTAGATACCGCACATGATTTAATTTGGAAGGATAAATAGATATGTTAACTAAAAAAGAAGCTGTCGAGTTATGCAATTCATTATTGTTTCAAATACATTATGACGATAATGATACTCATGTGAGACGGTGCGTGAAACGGTTTACAGAAAAATCAAAACGTGAAATTCAAATCGGAGATATTTATAGAGATGGCAATGGAAATTATGAGACTGTAAAAATCGTTACTTCTGATCATTTTTATACAAGTCCATATAATAAGAGATATGATTTAAATGGTGTTTTTGATGAGGCGCCTAAGATGCCTTGTAATAATTTAGATTTATCTAGGCGTTATAAAATAGTGGAGGTGACAGATGAATAAAGTTTATATTGTATTTTTATATCAAGGAAATAGTTTCAAAATTAAAGAAATTTATAAAAAGCATCAAGATGCTCTCAATTATATGATTAAATATGATGCTACGTTAAAAGAACTAGGGATAGAGTGCAGAATAGAGGAATGGGAGGTCAAATGAACAGGTGTGATATATGCGGCAAGTTTAGGAAGTGGTGTGAATTAAGGTTGCGCCCTATTACTCAGTTTACAGCGAAAGTGTGTTGCGCGAGGTGTAGAAAATGATTCAGTTGAATTTGCCTTATCCACCGTCTGTTAATAACTATTACGGAAGGATAAAAAACAGAGTCTATTTAAAACCTCCTGGGAAGGCGTATAGGGAGCTTATTTGCTGTACCCTATGGGAAGGTATTGGTAAGTGTGAAAAGTGGGATGGCAAGCCAATGCATGGCGATTTAATGGTGGAGATTATTATCTATCCTCCTGATAAACGCAAACGAGATATAGATAATATAAAAAAAGCGCTTTTTGATGCATTGCAACATGCTGGACTTTATCTTGATGATAATCAAATATGCGATGACCATACCATTAGGATAAATAAGGTTGTTAAAGGCGGATTGATTGATTTTAGAATACAAAGTGCAAAATCAAAAAGAAATGATTGTGATATGCCACCTTTTGTGCAGATAGAGAATGAATTTTTAAGGGGATTTTCGATATGAGTTTTTTTAGTTTTTTACGAAGTAAAGCAGGTATAGATATTGACAAAGCGGAAATGTTAGAGGCTCTACGCGCAGATACATCAATAGAAATAACTCCAGGGATTGAATCTTTAGAAATAAGAGAAGAGGAAGATAAACGGCTTGCTTTATCACGTATAATGGACTGCCGTATGATGCTGCAGTTCGCGCGCCCTACCAGAGAAGAAGAAAAATTAAAAATAGATAGTCATAATAAATTGAAAGCACGATTAAAGAATCCTGCCACTATTTATAAAAAAAGAAAGCCGACTTATCAAAAGTCGGCTTCAAGTTTTTAATATCCCATTTTTTTATGAATTTTCTTTATTTCTTTGACAGCTTTCTTGGGACTTTTCTTTAACGCCTTGTTTTCTGCTTTTTCTTCTTTCATGTGGTCTTTTTTCATTTTGCCTTTCGTTTCTTTTGATTTCATTTCTTTCTTTTTCATTTGGTTTTGCCTTTTTTAGAGTTTCCTAAGATGCGGTTTGCTTTAGCATCTATTTTAGCTTTAGATGCTGAAGATAGTTTGCCTTTGTTGACCATTTGAGTCGCTCGGGCTTTAGCATTGGCGGCGTGGGATTTGTCAGGCATAGGATATTTTCGTTCGCCTGGTAAACCAAAAGTTGACTTTTTAAGTTTATTACGGGCTTTAGCTTTTAAAACAGCCATTACTTTTCCCCTCTTTCATGACGTTTACTTACATCTACTTCATCACCTGGCATGAATTTATCACGCATAGTTACATTAAAGTTACGTTGTTTCGCTTTTACAGAATCAACCATAATACGCTCAAAGCTTTGTTCTCTAGCTTCTTGTACGCTTCTAGTGACTTTTATTTGTGGTTTATGCATAATGATATCACTCAATTGGACATGCGATTATTCTAAATGGATATAAATTATTTTGCAATTATTTTTAAAAAAAGTTTGACAAATCTTATTATTATTATTATTATTATGAACAAGACAATAAATGTAAGCGTATGAATGGAAATTTCAAAAAAAGAGACTATACATAAAAAGCTTGTAGCCGAGATGGCGCAATGTATTCGGTGCGGTTGGAGATGGCAACCTAGAAAGGAAAATCCGAGTGCGTGCCCTAATTGTAAGTCTTATGAATGGAAAGTTAAGAAAATTAAATGAAATTATCCTCGATAGCTCAGATGGTAGAGCAAGTGGCTGTTAACTACTGGGTCAATGGTTCGAGTCCATTTCGAGGAGCCAGTTATTGGTCAATATGGGGGAGTTCGAGGATTCCTAGGTAATCGTGATAGATGCGGTTGCTATTAGCAACGGTGGTCGACCTCACTAAATGCAATATTTTCCCCTAGGGGCTGATTGTATTTAGGTTTGCCTATCATAGTAAAGTGTGATGCGTAACACTGGTTCGAATCCAGTTATTGACCGCCATATTAGTTTTTATGAATTCCTCTCCTAGGTTACGGGGAATAGTCTCACCCTCATCTTTAAGGGTGCGTTTCGATTGGGTTACAATATCGTTAATTGAGGAGCCTTCGTTGTCTATTACGAGCGCAGCTAGCAAAAATAGGCATGAATTTGGAGAAGCAGGATAGTTCGTATTGGATGATGATATTGCAGGACAAGTTGTAATTTAATCTGAGATATCAAAATGAAGAAGTTTAAAGTTTTATTAGGCGCTGCTTTAGTTTTAGCCGCTTCGAGTGTTTATGCTGGGAAGGACTTTCAGGGTATTATCCCGACTGGGAATTATGTCATGTCCCCCTTTGATGGAATGGAAGCATACCAACTCATTCAAGGCAAGAATATAGGAAGGAATGTTGTTTGCAATCTGTGGGCGCTTGATAATGTTTCGGTTAAAGTGCAAATATCAGCGGCTAATTACGAGTTTGAAAATAACGATTCTCCAGATGGAGTTTATACGGTAACCGTTAGCACACCGGTTAATTTTAGAAAGTTTAATGCGCATGCGATTGTGCCTAGTTACCCTACTTCAATTAGATTATTCAATTTGAACCAAGTGCTAGGACAAAATGTAGTGGTTAATTGTTTTTATTTTTGAGATAAATATGAAAACTGCAAAAAAACTCCGAGACTTAAAGAAAGTGGAAAAGCGTGAAAAGACGTTTTCTACTTTGGCTAAGATTGAAGGTAAAGGTGCAAAGAAAAGAGAGAAATCAGAATCTAAAGCGGGCTTGAAAGAGTCCGCTAAAGATTCTAAATGGGAAGTGGGTGTAGATAATAAATTTGCAAAAATTAGAGCCCATAAATCTAAAGAACTTAAACGTAAAATATCGAAAGAAGAAAAATTGAGGATAAAATGAGTAGTATTGCAGATTTAGTTATAGATGGTAAAGATAATTTTGGAGGACTGTTGCAGATATTAAACAGGGAAACGTCCATCTTATTTAGCGATAAAGAATTTGCATGCCCATATCAAAATCCTCTTATTTTTAATTCTATGGGTAAACTGCCGTGTCCTATTTATATTAAACCTGGGATTTCTTTTTATTATTTAGTTTTAGATAAAGATCTACGTTTAATATCATGGGGAAAATTCGAAGCAAATTTTCCGGATTACTCTATGCTGAGGAACTACGATGGGATTCATTAATACTTTGGTTTTAATTTTAGTTGTACTTAAAATAGTAGGTTTAATTAATCTGAGTTGGGTTGTAATTTTTCTTCCTATGATTGTTTGTTTATCCTGGGATTTTGTTATGTTCATTATTAGTATGTGGGTAATCAATAGGAGATATAAATGATAAGTGGATGGACAGTTTTCTGGATACTAAGTTTAGATAATTTTATAAGTGCTTGCGCATTTGCATCGGTTTTAATCTTCGCGTGGATGGCTATACTTGTTGGTATGGTTATCGTACAACAGTGTGACACTGCAACGTCGTATGGCGACGCTACCACCGCCGAAGCCAAAAAGTTTAAAGAGAAGGTCGTAGTAAATGTTAAAAGAGTTTATTTTCCACTATTCATTATTTTTTCGCTGGTAGCAAATTTTATTCCAAGTTCTCAGCAAATGGCGATGATATATGTTATTCCTAAGATTAGTAATTCTACTTTTGCTAAAACTATTCCTGCTAAATTAGAGGTTTTAGCGAATAAAGAGTTGGATAACCTTATAAAAGGTTCTGGAAAATAATATGAATTACGCATTAAATGATAATGAAATACGAACGCTTATAAAGCAATGTCAATTTGCTATTGAAGCTAAATATAATGGTAAGCTGGAAGATGATAATTATTTTAAACGAGGATTTTTATTGGCTTGTCATGAGTTGACGTCTGAATTTGTAACTGCGTTGTATGGGTATGAAGTGGTAAAGAAAGATGGATAATAAAATAAAGGTTTTAAAAAGTCTTCTTACAGAAGAGGAAGTTGAGAGAATAGATCGATGCGTGCAGGCAATTGGAATAGCAATTTACAAATCTGAATCAGCAGAAAAGTTAGTTGATGAAATTGATTTAAAGATAACTAAGTTGGTTATTGGCATAAAGATTGATTTGAATGTAACTAATTCGTTAACTGGATTAAAGGCTGCCTATGAGGATTTTAAAAAAGATGCAAAATAAATGTGACTTAGAAAAATTGATAGATTTATTATGTCCTGAACTTATGAAGCAAGTAGATGAAGCATATGAATATTTCTATTCTTTGCCAGAAGATGAAAGGAAAAAATTTTTAGAAAAAAGAGAAATTAAATATGCCACGACATGTTGAAGGTAAATTAACACTCAAACAACAAAGATTTATTAAAGAATATATAAAAACTGGTAATGGAACGCAGTCAGCTATTACCGCTGGGTACAGCAAACATACGGCAAATGAGATTTCAGCTGAAAACTTAGCTAAACCTAGTATTAAGTTAAAAATAGAGGAAGTCATGAGTAAAGAAGCAGAAGAATTAGGATTAAATGCAGAATATGTTTTACTTAAATTAAAAAAATTTGCTGAGAGTGATAGCGAAAAAATTGCTCCTACAGTTTTAAAATCAATTGAATTAATTGGGCGTCATTTAAAAATGTTTCATGAGAATGAAAAAGTTATTGATATGAGATTGAGTGAACATAAAATGATGATTGAGGAATTAGGGAAAGATGAATAGTATTACTGGTGCACTAATTAAATTAAAACTAAAGATGTTGCAAAATAAATTTACTGAGCAATTAGAAAATAATTCTTCTATTACTGTAAAAGAAAGAGACTTAGAGTGGCACGAGTTTACCGATATAGTAGTAGAAATATGGGAAGCTATCAATAAAGAGGGTGATTAAAAATGATTAATAAAGAAGATCTTAAAGAGATTATCAATTCAACATGGAGTTATCTCGTAGAAATATTTCAACGAAAGGAGATTGAAGGTGGCGAAATTGCCAGTATCATGCTTACTATTCTTGCGCGCTTTTTAAATGTTTCAAAAAAAGATTGCTCCCAAGAGCAAATATATTCTTTAAGAAAAGAATTCATCGATTTAATTGAAGAGAAGTTAGGTAAATAATGATAATTAATTATTTGCTCACTAAATTTATTGGATTAAAATGTTCTCAATGTGGGGATAGAAATAGAGGCGTTGAATCTGGAGAAAATTACTGGTGCAAAAGATTGCCTGGATATGATAATTATTTATGTTATAGATGCGGAATGGCGCATGTAGATTTCGCGATGCAATATATGGACAACAAGAAGAGGGAAAAGAAATGTACGGAGCAGAACACAATTACTTAATTCACAATAAACAAAGGGAGAATAAGCCAATGATGGGATACGGACAAATTGCAGATTATCATAATAAACTAAAAGAAGCGGAAAAACATAATAAAGAATTTAATAAATCAGCTACAGATTTTTTTAAAGTTAGACAACCTGCACCTAAAGCGAATACAGAAGAAATAGAAATGGTGGAGATTAATAAAAATGAAATACGGCAGCATGTTTTACAAAAGTAAAGAAGCATTAACACATTTATCATCCAAAGATATTAACGCATGGATGGAATATAACTATCTTTACAATGAAGGTAAATGCCCTGGTTGTAATCAAGAGTTTTTTGGAATGCCGCCAGAAACAAATATGTATCCGCATTGGAAAGGAGAATGCAAAGAATGAGATGGAAAGAATTTAAAAAGAAGTTTCCTGAGAAAGTTGAAGGTGATGGTTTATTCATTGAGCGTACGATTAAAAGTTATCTAGAAGGAACTTGCTTTAAAAATTTAAGCAACTTCATTAATTATATGAATGACAAGAAGCGTAAATCTAAAATGGAATCCAAGGATGAGTAGACCGAAAAAACAAAGTAAATGTAAATGGTGCAGCAAAAACAAGAAGATGAGAATGCTTTGGGAGACCAACGAATGTTTTGATTGCTATGTATTAAATTACGTTGATAGTTTGCAATGCAAAATAAGGCATGTGTGGCAGCGCTCGTTTCCAAATGCATATGAATGGCAAATTAGAAAAGATGAAAAAATTATGGCGCACATTGAAAAGGTAGATAGTCGTCATATGAGACCGCTAAGTAGGGAAGAATTTTTAGAGATTTACCCAGATATTAAACCAACCGGAGATAAAAATGAAAGTATATCAAGTTAAAGTATGTGTTCGTGGGAATGCCGCTGCTCATCAAGTTTGTTTAGTTGAAGCTAAAGATTACAAAGTAGCATTGATTAAATCTATAGAAAAGTTTTCGCAAGCTAATAACTTTCCAATAGAGGAATGCTGTGTAATAGACATTCGTGTGGTTGAAGAGATAAAGGAAGAAGTCCAATCATCAGTTCCACTTAATACAGATGGTGCGCCAGAAAGCATTGATTTTACTGATGTCAATACCGACAGGGATGGAAAGCTTCAATTGGAAAAATGGGCTGAAGACAAGAGAACAGGTAAGTTAAATATAATGCCATCGGAAACCATAGATATCTTGCGTGTTGATGAATGCCATAAGAATCGTGAGATAGTAGGTGATGAGAAAAAGCAAGATGGATAAAAAAGAATGCAACCATCCTTCCCACTTAAGCGAAGAAGAAAAATACGATATAATATCTGAAAAAGTATTTAATCTTATAAGGGGTAGAGCACTCTGTGCATTTAAGGAATATTTAGATACAGATTATAAATATCATGTTGCAAATTCTGTGACTCCCATAATAAATGAAATGTTGTTTAAAAGAGAAAGGCAGATGCAAGACTTTTTAAATAACAATTCTATTGAGGCAATTACTAAGCAAATAAATGATAGCCGACAACGTCTGGAGCAATATATTTCCAGTGCAGACGAAGAAAGAGAGAAAATTAGCAAAAGAACAGTGACAAATATTATAGAAGCGTTGGAATATTATCTAGAACATGAGTGCGCTGAGGATTATGATTGATGCCAAATAAACTAAAAGAACCTCATCAAATAAATATATTAATAGATCGGATAGATATAACTAGCGATGGTCGCATAGGAGTGGTGGAAAACATCCCTCTTGACCATGCGGTTGTTACGGCATCACACATTGAGCGTTTGCTTATAAATATGCTAACCAATCTCATCGTGCAGTTAAATCTCGAAAGTGGTTTTGTTGATGCCATTGTTGACGTTATTCATGATGATTTATCATGTTGCCATGATAAAGAATTAAACAAATGCTTTATAGGTAATTATTTAACAACTGGTATTGAATTTGGTGTAAGAATTATGGTTGGAGAAGGAATGGATGTTTATAATAAAAACCATGTAACTCCTGTTATAATTCCTGTTATAAGAATGGACGTGATATATTCACCGGATAAATCTCTTAATGATAAGGTATGGGAATAATGAATTATTCGCATGCAAATGAAGAGCTTATTAAAGTAAAAAAACTATTATTTGAAGCATGTCAACTATTAGACCAGGTGGATTTTTTACCACAAGATAGTGATTTAGGAAAATGGTTTGATGATGAGCGAAATAAACGGGAGGAAACAAGACGATGCACCGTGAAGTTAAATTAATTCATGAAGAATTATCTATAATATATAATATGCAAAGAATAATGGATTCCATTCATAAAGATTACGCTAGATGTCATACGTGCAAGAACGGCGGAATTGTTCCTGGATATTTTGAATTATCTGAAGAAGAGAGAGCGGAAATACATTGCACTTTTTGTCAAAAAGCTATAGGGGTAAAATAAATGCTCAATAAATTAAAATGTTTTCTTACGCAGCATTCATATACAGGCGATAGTAAAATTACAGAACTTGATAGAATAGGAATTACTAAATATTCCTGGAATTGCCAACGATGCGGAAAAGAAGAATACCATTTACACTATAATGGTGTAAATAAGTTAATTGAGGAATACATTAATGCCAAGCAAGAGTAAAAAACAAGCTAAACTTATGGCTGCCGTAGCGCATAATCCTAAGTTCGCAAAAAAAGTTGGTATACCTGCGAAAGTAGGCAAAGAGTTTAACCAAGCAGATGCTGGTACTGGAATATTAAAAGGAAAGAAGAATAAAAAATGAAACTCCTTGAAGTAATGGAGATGATGCAAGATGCGTATAATAAATATGGAGATATAGACTTATATGTTTGCAAGTTCTGTAAAAAAGAAAAAGAAAGATATTTTTGGATTACATCTGTGTTTGAGAAGCAGGGGAATTTTATTTTTGGGTTTAATCCAGATCCATTTGAGATAGTTAAAACTAAAAAGAAGGGCAAATAATATGAGCGATATTAAAAGAAAAATATTAAAATATATTAACGGAAAACTTGATATATATTTTGGGCTCCGAGGAGAATGCAAAGCATATGAAGGGGAATTTACAAGAGAAGATCTGCTCCAAATGTATCGCGTATGTGATTCCCCGTATGATAATGACTTTTGTTTATGTATTTCTTATAAATTTAATAAATGCAGAGCGAATCCAGAAGGAGAAGAAATTACCGTAAAAGTCTCTGTAAGAGAATTTTATTTAAAAGGAGATTTTAATCAAGTAAGAAAGCACATTGAGACGCGAGTACTGAGAGCAATGATAGCCCAACTGGGAGCACGTAAAGAACGACTCGACAAAAGAAATTCCAACCCAATCATAATATCGGAGAAAATAAAATGAGCCAACCATTTGAAGCAAGATTAACTGAAACCGTATATGTTAATGGTAAAGTTATTAAAATAGCTCCTGGTCAAAAGCGACCAGAGCAACAAATATCTGATGAACGTCGCATGGAAAATTACATGAAAGAACGGGCTAAAAGTGTGATTCAAAAAAGAGAGTAATAATTATGATGTCGCATGATGTTATTATGTCGGAAGGAGTGTTACCAGATAATCTATCCAGGAATTTTCAACCAGAGATAGACGAGCGCTGGAAACGAGATGAAGACAAAGATTTGCATGAGCTTATTGATTTAGCCAGAATGTTTTCTAAAGAAATTAGACTGCGTCATCCAATGGCAATAAAGAATATTAGGACACTAATATCTCAAGGGGATTTTTTATGATTAATCAACGCTGGGAAAAAAGAATATTACGAGCTCAACAATCTAAAGTGGTTGCCGCTACTAATAATGGCGACTTTACATCTGAAATAATAGATAACGAGGAAAAACCTGTGCATAATCATGTTAAAGACAATGAAAAACTAATGAAATATCTTCAAAAAGATAATGTAAGCGGTTATCCTACCAATATGGATATGTTAGCCAACTCGGTTAATATCTTGCAACATATGAGAGAGGCTATTTTAGATGCAGAGTATGTTGAGCCAAATGATGAAGATAATTATTACTCAGTTAATTTTCCATTTGGTGAAAAAATAGTTAAGTTTAAATTATCTAAAGTAGCGGTAGAAAAAGAATGAGCGATATAAAAAAATATGTCATTGATTGCAGAAAATGGAGAAGTCAACTATCGAAAATAAAAGAGAGCCAAGGATTTGTTAATTATCTTAATTATAAGCCTAACGGAGTTATAAGTAATTTTGATAACATTATTTCTATGATAATTCCTGAGATAAAGGATTTTATTTTAGATGCTGAGATTATGGGAGATTTACAGACAAATACCACCACATTAAGAATTATGTTGGGAGAAAAAGAAATACGACTGATGGTTAATGGGGATGATGTGGCGTTCGCAAATCGGAGACTAGGAATTACTAATGACTTTTGGGATATTGGTTGATAAGGCGTGACACCCAGAGAACTCGAAATAAGATTAAAACTCAAGAATGACTTACCGCATTATGCCTATAAATGCTTAAAAATACGAACCAAACAAGGCGAGATATTACCGTTCGCCCTCAATAAATCTCAATTATATCTCCATCAAAAATTAGAAGAGCAAAAGAAAAAAACTGGTCGTGTGCGCGCTGTAGTTTTAAAGGCGCGTCAAGAAGGGGTTTCAACTTATGTAACTGCCCGTTATTATCAAATTGTTTCTCATAAAAACGGATATCGCGCTTTTATTATGGCTCATCGCCAAGCATCAACTGATGACCTTTTTGGTATTGTGAAAAGATTTCATGACTATTGCCCTATTGTTGTTAAGCCTATAGATGGTCAAAACAATGTTAAAGAGTTTAACTTTCAATCTCCAGAATCTGGTTATAAAGTTGGAACCTCTGAAGCTAAAGGGGTTGGGCGCGGAACTACAATTCAATTGTTTCATGGTTCGGAAGTTGGTTTTTGGTCAAATGCAGATGAGCATTCAAAAGGAATTCTTGAAGCAGTTCCATTAACTGATAACACAGAAATTATCCTAGAAAGTACCGCCAATGGGAAAGGAAACTATTTTTATTACATGTGGAAAGATGCCCTTGCTGGGGAGAATGGATTTATCCCTGCATTTATTCCTTGGTATTGGGACACCGGTTATCAATTGCCTATCGAAGAACCTTACCCGTTAACTTCTGAGGAAGCAGATTATCAAAGAATATATGGATTAACTAAAGAACAAATAGCATGGCGGCGTTATAAAATAAAAGAAAAACGCGGCGATGAATTAGCGTTTAAGCAAGAATATCCTTCTAATGCAGAAGAAGCATTTATAGTAACAGGCGATAAATCTTTAATAGGGAATATTGAGGTAGCAGCCGCAATGAAAGGCGAAGCATATCCGAATGGCGTTAAATTTATTGGCGTCGACCCAGCTGGACGAGGAAAAGATAGAACTGCAATTATTAGACGTCAAGGAAGAGTAGCTTATAATCTGGAATTACATAAAAATAAAGATACTATGGAAGTGGTAGGAATGATTGTGCGCATGATTAAAGAAGAAAATCCTGACTTTGTTTGTGTAGATACTATTGGTTACGGGGCAGGAATTGGAGATAGGTTACGTGAATTAGGATATGAAAATATTGTAAAGCCCATTAACTGTTCGGTGAATGCATATAATTCTGATAGATATCATAATTTACGCGCTGAAATGTGGGGATTAATGGGGGAATGGATAAAAGAAGCACCCGTCCAAATTCCTGACATTGATGCATTACATTCTGACTTATGCGCCCCTTATTTTAAATATGATTCTTCAGGAAGAATTCAATTAGAAAGTAAAGAAGATATGGGTAAGCGTGGTGTGCGTAGTCCTGATGCAGGAGATGCTTTAGCTTTAACGTTTGCCTTCCCTGGAACCAGAAAGAATGCTAATATAGGTAATATATTTAATCCTAATATTAGATTCTAAGTAAATGGCTCAAATAAAAACCCTTGACGATAGTCAGCGTATTCGTATGGAAAATCGCCCCAAACCAATGAGTTCTGGGATGAAATCTTACGATCCAACTGACAGACGATTGCTGGATAGAATTTATGTCGCTATCAATCGTTATTATCGTTTCAATGAAAATAATATTAATCGCTTCCGTAATGACCGCTATTTTTTGTTCTATGACCAATGGTCGCAAGATGAACGCCAAGCATTTAAAGATTTAAATAAACCTGTATTTACATATAACAAAATTTACGATTATTATCGAAAATTAATTGGGGAACAAAGATTCAATACGAGCAATATCGAAGTGCGCAGTATTGATGGGAAAATTTCTCAAAAAGAAGTCACATTACGCGCAGATATCATTCGTGGTATTGAAGCAAAATCAAGAGCCGATATCGCTTATCAAGGAGCATTTGCTAGCGCTGTTAGTGGTGGAATGGGAGCCGTTAGATTACGTACAGATTATTCTAATCCGCGCACCATGGAACAAGATATTATTATTGAACCTGTTAAGTTTGCTGAAAGAATATTTTATGACCCTCTCTCAAAATCTGCCACAAAAACTGATGGTAATTTCATGGGTATTTATGACCAAATGGACAGAGACGATTTTATCGAAAAGTATCCTCAAATTCCTTATCCTGTTTCATTCCCAGTAAATTACAATACGCGCTATTTCAATTGGGGCGATAAGAAAAGTATTACTATTTGTGAATATTATGAAAAGCAATGGTACAACTTTACATTATACCAATTAGATAATGGCGAATGTATTAGCAAGAAAGAATATAATCGGCGTAAAAAAGAATTTGATGCTGGTCAATTAGATGCGGCAATGCCAGACCAAACTATTCCAGAACAAGCAAATACTGGGTTTGAAGGCGGTCAAGAGCAAATGTCGCCTAATGAAAGTATGATTAAACCTATGTCGCAAGGAATGGAACCGACGCCAACGCCTCAAATTATGGGAACAACTGCACCCGTTTCGCCGCAATCAACACCCCAACCGATGGCAGCGGGCGTTCCCACCTTTCCTCAGATTGTCGCAACCAGGAAATCGCGTGATTATAAGATTATTTGTTACAAAGCAATCTTTGGTCATATATTGGAACAATATGAATGGCCGAGTAAAGAATTTCCTTTTGCTATGGTGTTAGGTGATGAAGTAAATATTGATGGCGAGCAAATAATTATTTCATTGACGCGTTATGTAAAAGACCCGCAACGCTTTTTGAACTTCTTAGCCAGTGATTTAGCTCAAGCAGCTAAGAACAATCGTCGGGAGCAATTCTTGGTTACAGCAGATAATATTGCTGGCTACGAAAAGTTTTGGAAGAATCCAGCTAACCAAGCGGGTGCATTGCCCTATAACCCTGATTCTGTTACCAAACAAGCGCCAGTTAGACTTCCACCCCCAGAGTTACCACAAACATTAGTTCAAAATCTTCAGCAAGCCGATAGAGATTTGCGTAGCATTATGGGGTATGCGCAAGAGAATGAACCAAGAGCATTTGGTAATTTATCAGGGAAAGCTATTAGAGAAATGCAGCGGGATGGAAATTCGTCTAACCTCGTGTTTTTTGATAATTTAAAACGGGCGCAAGAACAAATTGGACGTACTATATTATCAATGCTTCCTAGAATTTATGATACACAAAGACAAGTAGCTGCCCATGGTATGGATGGTAAATCGAAGAATGTTGTAGTTAACCAAAAAGTTGCTGGTGGAATTATTAATGATTTAACTAAGGGCGACTTTGATATTACGGTTAATGGCGGCGCTAATTATGCTGTCCAAAAAGAAGAAGCATTACAAGTTATTATGCAACTTGTTGCGGCTAATCCTCAAGTGTTCCCAGTGGTAGCGGATATTATAGCTAAAAATATTGATATTGAAGATAACATAGAATTAGTAAATCGATTAAAAACTATGGTTCCTCCTCAAGTACTTGCTCAGGCAGAGGGTAAACCGATGCCTAAACAACCACCTAACCCTCAGCAACAACAAGAAATGCAGATGCAGCAAATGCAGCAACAACTGGAACAAGCTAAATTACAATTAGCTGCCCAAAAAGTTCAAGCAGCACAAGCTGAAACTGCTGCACAGCATGAACTTAACCAAGTAAAAATGCAGCAAGCATTAATTGATAGCGAATCCTCAAAAATAAGAGCTGATAGTGAGCTACAGAAGGCTGCATTCGATTACAAAGCTTCAATGGCTCAAAGTGCAGCTAAAATTGCTGCGTCTCATTCTGATATTGCCGAAAAGCATTTCGCACATTTAACTGAAATTCATAGTCTGCAGCAAGCGCCACTTCAGTCTATCCCTTCAAATGAAGATGAAACTACACCTAATACGATGGTTAATTCTGTTAACCCCCAGCAATAATTATCTATTTTGTCAATAATTTAAAAAAAAATTATCTTTAAACATAAATATCTACTTGTATATTTTTATTTTATATAATAATATTATTGGTAATAAGTGAATATGCAACTTTATAAATGTATAGGGCTAATATGCTGCCGTACGCATAGGGTTAAAAGTAAACCGTAAACTTGAGGTAGAAAATGTCTGAAACATCGAATGTGGAAAATAGCAACCAGAGAGAGATAGTTAGTAATAATTCTTTTGCTGAAACGCCCTCTGAAAGCGTAACCATTCCTGAACCATCAGTTAGTGAAACTCATACTGAGTCAGCGCCTACTGAAGTGAATGGAGAAGCTAATGAAGGCGAATTGCCTGAATTTGCTAAACGCAGATTAGGAAAAGAGCAAAAAAAATATGAGCGCGAACTTGGAAGATTAAGAGCGGAATTGGAAGCTGAGAGGTCACGTCAAAGTGCGCCTCAGCAACAACCAGCCTCTTATAATCCAGGGAATGCTTTTTATTTAGATCCACTTACCGGCGAACACATAGATACATCGACGGCAGAGGGGCAACAATTATTACGAGATAGACAGAAAATATCACAACACTTAACTGCGCAAGAAAATGCGCAGCAAGAAAGGAACCAAAAAGAGGTTCAAGCTAAACTGTCTGCTCATTTTCAAGATTCATTTGAGGATGCTCACGAAAAGTATCCTGATTTTGAAAAGACAATGAAATCATCTGGAATAAATCCAGCAATCGCATGGGAACTGGCTACTTTTCCAGACCCAGGCGAACTAGGTTATTACATTGCTTCTAATCCACGCGAAGTTGAAAGACTACAACGACTACCTGCTTATGAATTGAAGCGAGAAATGGCTCGGCATATGGCAGATATGGTTAAGAAAAACAATATCACAAATGCTCCTGCCCCTATTAAACCAGTAGGAACAGGCGCTGCCAATCCGGTAAAGCATTTCGCTCATAAAACCATTGCTGAATTAAAGGCAGAAAGAAGAGCGCAATTGGCTGGAAAGTCTAGGCGGTAATTCTTCTATTCACCTTTGATTCAAATATTAACGTTTAAACAAAGGTGAATCATGGCTAATCAAATTGCGGTTACCCAGTTAGTGGGCAACACGATGCTTGCAGAATTTGCAACCAACAATTCTTTACTTTTAACCGGTGCACGTACTTATGAGTCTGATTTTCAAATGTCAGAATATCGTATAGGTGACACATTATCTATCCGTAGACAAAATAACTTTATTGTGAATGATGGTAGGGTTGGGGTTCTTCAAGATCAAATTGATAGAACAGAATCACTTACTATTGCGCATCAATTAAATGTAATGGTCGAATACAGTTCGCGTGAATTAACTTTATTCGTTGATACTGGACAAGGCCCATTTAACGAACGCACTATTCGTCCAGCTATCCAAGCGATAAGCAAACGTGCAGAAACTTTAATTGCTCAAGCTGCATTGACACAACTAAATTATACCTCCGGTAGCACAACTACTCCTGTTAATAGCTTTGGTGTTGTGGATTTGGTATATGCAAAAATGCTTGAACAAGCCATTCAAATTAATAATGATGGCTATATGGCTTTATCTCCTCGCCAAGGGAGCGCATTAAAAGCCGCTAATCAAAATGCATTCAATGATACCTTAAATGAAGACATTTCTTTTGCGTCTTCCTTGGGACATTATTCTGTATTTGATATTTTCCAAAACCAATCTATTCCTTTTCAAACTCCAGGTGTTGGCGCAGCAGGTGCTGTTGTAGCGGCTCCTGTAGTAAGTGGTGCAAGTACCATTAGCTTAAGCGGCTTAGGTGCAAGTGTTGTAGGCGTTTATAGGGCTGGTGACATTATTCATTTTGATAGCGTTAATTCGGTCAATCCAATTGATTTAATTGATACTGGGCAATTGATGGATTTTGTTGTTCAAGCAGACGTTAATTCTACCGCCGGTGGTTTAGGAAACGTTACCGTTTATCCTCCAATTATTTCAGATCCAGGCAGCCCGTATCGAAATGTAAGCATTCCTGTTACTGCCGGTATGCCAGTTACTTTAGAAGGGACTGCTCGCTATCGTGTCAACTTAGCTTATGCTCCTAGAGGATTAGACATCGTCATTCCTCCAATGGAAGTATTAAATAATGTTGATACGTCTGTGGTTACTGATAAAGATTTGAATATTTCTTTACGTGTTGAGCGTCAAGGGATGATTCAGAATGACGTGAATGTATTACGTATTGATATGCTTTTCGGGTTTAAATGGCATCCTGATTATGCCGTCCGATTACATTCAAATGCGCAATAATGATAAGTCTATTGCCTGACCATCAAAATTTTAATAGTCACAACCCAGTACGTTGTGACTATAAAATTTATACCATGTTTAAACATGGGCTTTATAAAACATGTGGGCACTCAAAAGCCATTGAATTATTAAAGAATGGTTGGCGCGACCAAACTAAATATAACCCTAATGAAGAGGTATTAAACTATGAAATCGAAGAACAGCAACGGACTACAACACGGGATGCCTGGGAATCCAACCAGAACGACAATTCCTCCGAAAGACAGCATGAAGAAATCGGCTGCGGAAGTAAGTCGAGTAGTGAGCGGCAAGAATCCAGACACGAACAACATCAGCCCGACTTATGCAACGATGGCGGAAAAGAACATTTACTGCAAACCGTTCGGTCAGGGCAGAAATGTAGCGAAGTAATTAGAAAGCGTGGTCGACCAAAAAGAGTAATTTAATAATGGCTCAAGATTCAAGAAGTGTTAACGACATTATTAACAATGCTTTTTACTTGATTGGGGAAGTGACACCGGACACTGTCCCCACTGCAAGTATGATGGATCGCGGTTTATTTTTACTTAATGATATGTTGGATTCATTTTCTGGTGAAGGTATTTTTATTCCTTGCATTAAAGAAGTAATAGTAACTTTAACGCCTTCGCAAGCAACGTATGTAATCTCAAATATTGTTCCAGCAGATTTTAATCTTAATAGAATTGTTGAATTAGATTTTGTAACTCTTACACAACAAACTATTGATTATCCTGTACGTGTAGTAGATAGAGCAGTTGTTTTAAATAGCATTAGATATCCAACTTTAACGGGTGTCCCAGATAAAATTTATTTAGATAGATTAGAACTTCAAAGCAATATAACTTTTTATCCAGCTCCTCAATTAGCGTTTACTTGTAAAATACGGGCTAAATTCATGTTGGATAGATTATCTCCATTCCAAGTTATTACTGAAGTTCCACCTTATTATTATAAGTTTTTAAGGTATGGGTTGGCACGCGAATTGTCGGCTTATTATCCTTCGGCAAGCTGGAAGACCAGTTCTTTTGCTTTTTCTGTGCAAGAAGAAGAATACCAAACAATGTTACAAAGATTAAAAGGAAGTCAAGAAGTTAATCTATTAATAGATCCAGATAATATTCTGATGTCTCCATTTAGACATGGATACTACGATAAATTCGGTATTATTTGATGGCAACAACAAGACATGATTTTCCTATTGTTGGCAGTTTGCATGAAGATGTAGTTACAAAAATAGATGCGGAACGTACTATAAATATGTATGAAGTAGCATCTACTACAGGAAAAAAACCGTTTTATTTGCATCCAACACCAGGAAAAAAAAGTATTGGAACATTTAGTGAAGGTAATTTTGGTAGAGCTTCATTTGAGTTTAAAGGATTTGTTTATTTTGTGGTAGGCGACACAATTTATAGAATGGATACTACATTAGTTCCAAATGTAATAGCTATAAACTTTTTTACTACAATTACGGGACACGTCGGAATTTCTGCTAATGAAAATGAAGTTATTTTTGTAGATGGTACAAAAGCATTTTTATGGAATATTACGACATCAACTGGAATAGATGATACCCCTAATTTACCAGCAGGATTTGGGCCCTTAGATGTAACATTTATGGACGGTTCGTTTTTATTAATAAGTGGTAGTGTAGGATTTCAAAATAGATTTTATGTAAGTGCTTTAAATAATGGTGCGTCATGGCCCATTTTAGATTTTGCATTAATTAATTCGAGACCAACTATTTTAAATGGAGTGTCAGTATTAAAAAGAAGAATATTCTTTTTTGGACAAACAAAAAGTGAATTATGGTTGGATGCTGGAGCGGCTGATTTTCGTTTCAGAAGAGATAATAACTTATTATTAGAACATGGAGTGAAAGCAATAAGTTCTATATCTCAAGCTTTTGATAGATTATTTTATTTGTCAGGCGACCAGGACGGTGTTGGTTCAATAATGATGGTAACAGGAATTACACCGCGGGCAATTAGTACTCGTCAAATGGATGAGCGAATACAAAAATTTACAAAGCCAGATGATGCAACTGGATTTGCGTATAAAATTAATGGACAGATTTTTTATCAAATTAATTTTACAACCGATAATCATACATTTGTTTTTAATGCTGATACTGGAAGTTGGCATGAATTAGAAGATGCACATGAATTACGGGATATTGCAAATACGCATTCATTTTTTGGGATACAGCATTTTTTAACTTCATACAAAGATAGTAAATTATATGAGTTGAGTTATAACTTTCTTGACAATGATGGAGAAAAAATAAAAAGGACACGCATATGTAGAACAGCAAGTGTACCTACATATGACAGAGTAAAATACAGCAGGCTGCAAATAGATATGTTGAAAGGCGTTGGAAGAATTAATACTAAACCATTAAGTTCATTGCCGCACTTTCCCAGTCAAGCTCAACTTTCTATAAGTGCAGATGTAGACCCGATGGCGTACTTGAGTGTTTCAGATGATGGTGGGATCACCTATAAAAGTTTTGGGACAGCATCATTTGGTGAAGCGGGAAATAGATTGATTAGAATTATTTGGCGTTCATTAGGTACGTATAGGGACGCTATTTTTAAGTTTGAAATTTATAATGCGGTTCCTATTTATATTTTAGGAGCTGCAGTAGATATTGAGGTGGAACCACAATGATAAATTCACCTTTTTTACCGGTCGCACCTATTTATGCGCCATTAATAAATAAATCATCTGATCCACAATTCAACAATACGATGACAGATGAATGGAAAAATCACATGGATGCGATTTCTGAAACAATAGCAAATGTAGTTGTGCATGACAGATTTAATGATACCAAACAAGAAACGCCATTGACGGCAATAATTTCTATGACACAGGCAAGAAGGGATCAATTAGAAAATGCAATTGATGGAGCGATTATTTATAACTTAACAACGAATCGATTTAATTTTAGAGAAAGCGGAGCATGGGTAACTTTCACTCCGATTCCAGCATAGGTGATTTATGGATTGGCAAGATATGCTTTTTGGTGGTGGTCAAGCGTCCGCTGGCGCAGCCATGTACAACGAACTAAATCAAGGTCTCCAAGGTAGCCAAGGATTATATAATCAAGGGATGGGATATTTAAGTCCTTTTATGCAGCGTGAACCGGGATTATATCAACAATATATGGATACGCTCGGTCAATCTAAGAATCCAATGGATTTATACAATCAATTTGCTAATAGTTACAAGATGTCTCCCGAAGCTCAAGCACAAATTCAAGTGGGACAAAAGAATGCAAATAATGCAGCTACTGCGAGCGGTATGTTAGGTTCCGGAGCAGCCCAAACGGCTGCAGCGGGATTAGCTCAGTCAGTCAGGAGTCAAGACTTTGATAAGTATATGCAAAATATGTTTGGCATAAGAGATCAATATTTAGGTGGTCTAGGAGGAATGCAAAAAGAAGGATTCCAAGCAGGAATGCAAGGATCAAATTTAGCAGAACAACAAGCAGCTTTAGAGCAACGTTATTATGAAAATATGGCTAATGCGCGTGCCGGTCAAGAAGAAGGAGAATCGAAAGGATGGACAAATATGCTCGGGCAAGGAATAGGGTTAGCAGCTAGCTTTTTTTAAGGGGTAACTTATGTACGGTTCTAGAATGTGGGCAAATTTATTTACCCAACAACCACAAACAGTTTTCGGGGCATATGCACAAACAGCGAATACATTAGATACTTTGCGTCAAAATCAAATGAAAAACGCTTTATCTCAAATACAATTAAATGCTGCCCCTCAATTAATGAACCAAGCATTGCAACAAGGAGCGGCTAAAACTTCTGTAATGCAAAATACTGCTCAATATGCCCCCCAATTAAGCGCTCTAGATGTTCAGCAAAAACAAATATTGAATTCGATGAATAGCCAGAAATTTCAAGAACAACCTCAAGCATTTAAACAAGCGCTAGCACTAAAGGCAGCTCAGATTGAACAGATAAAACAGAATATTAACTTAGCTCCTCAAAAATTAGCGCAACAACAAAATCGTTTTGGAATGGGGAGTGCTTATAATCTTAAGCAAATACTTAATGCTCTTCCGCCCGCTGCTCGGGCAGCTTATATTGCTTCGCATCCTGATCAAATTTCAGGAGCTTTAGGGTTGGTCTTAAATAATGCTCAGCCGCAACCTCCCGCTCAACAACAACCTGTACAAAATGCCCCTATAACTGGAATTCCTGCTCAAGGTCAACCCGCGCCTCCGGTAATTCCTCAGATGGCTAATAATAATGCGGATCCTAATGCGGCTCAATTGCCTTTTGCTGTCGCTTCTCAGATTGCAGCCAATAAAAGTTCTGTAACAAGTCCTACGACAAAAAGATTAGAAAGTGCTGTAGAAATTGAAAAGATTTTGAATGATCCAAGTAATGATGCTATGGCAGCAAATGCTGCAAAATATGCTGGAATTGCAGGAAAAGTATCAGGGGGCTTACAAGCGTGGTCGAAACAAAATCCTAAAGACTATGAAGACTATTTGCAATTTCATAATCAATATACATCCATGGTTGCAAACTTAATGCGTCAGGTAGAAGGACTGGGCGTTCAAGAAAGTACGCGCAATGAAATTAGAGGAAATATATTACAAGCATTTGATTCTATGTCTGGTAATCCTGCGCGCGCAATGGATCAATATTATCGTCTTAAAGACCAAATGACTCAAATTGCGCACGCAGCAAGTACGGCAGCGCAACCAATTTTCCCAGGGGTTCGAGAAAAACAAGCAAATCTAGGTGGTGCATCTTCTCAGTCAAATTCACAAACAGTTGAAGTAAGAAATCCGGAGGGGCAGTTAGGACGATTGCCCGTAGGAGAATTGCGAGATGCTCTTAAAGGCGGATGGAGTTTACAATAATGTACACATCTAAAAACTTTGTGCCTATAGATGATTCTGAATCACCTTCTAAGTCCAATGTATATGTTTCTAAAAACTTTGTGCCCATTAATGAAAAGGAAAATAATGTACCACAAGAAGGATTATTGGGTAAAGCACTAGATATAATTGCGCCAGGTGTTGGAACATTGGGATCTGCTGTAGCGCAAAATCCTCATATGATTTTACCTGGACTCGCGAACATAGCTAAATCAGTTCCTAATGCATTAGCCCAACAAGGTGCAGGATTAATGTCGGCGGTTCTTCCTTCTCCTATTTCACAAGTAGCCACTTCATTAGCGCAAGAAGTTCCTACTCCTTCCCAACAAGGAAGCAATTTATTAAGTCTTGCTGGGAATACTGCATTAGGTGCTAGTGGATTAGAAGCAATTCCAGAATTGGGAGCATTAGGCGCAGCCGGCGGAAAAGCAATTTTAAGCAAACTCCAAAATACTTCATTTGCTAAAACATTGATGGGGCAAAATGTAGAAGAAGCTATGATGAAATTTGGAAATGAGGCTAAAAATTCACTTACAGATTTATTTGGATCCTCTAAAATTACGCCTCAAGATGAGTTGGAACAAAATACGCATGAAGCATTGCAACAAATGTACGGCACTCCGGATTATAAAAATCTTATAGGCAATGAAAATCAAATTTTATCGCAACATGTTTTTAATGCGCATCAACAAAATTATGCCCTTGGGTCTGCTAGATTTGACAAAACATTGAGTGATACTAATCCTATTATTTCACCAGAAGATGCTCATATTAATCCTGCAGAAAGTGCTCAGCTTGAAAAAGCTATGAATATGGATCCATTACTTGCAAATAAAATAATAACAGCTAATCAAACTCCAAATTTACGAAATTTACATGAAGTTCAATCTCAAATGGGAGCAATGATAGCTGACAAAAAGACGGTTCCTTATTCTCAGAGAGATAATGAATCAATTAATGTATTGAGTGATTTAAGGAATAAAATTATCAATAATATTTCTACATATGCACCGCAATATAAAGATGATCAGGCATTCTGGAAAAATAATGTTATTCCTTATTATGAAAATTCAGCTATCAATAAATTAGTTCGCCAAGGAGTTCAGCCGGCTAATATAAGCAATATTCTTTCTAAGCCTGAGTTACCTGTCTCTCCTAATCAAGTTCCAGGAACAGTTAATACAATCCTCAGTCATTTAACACCAGAACAAAAACAATATATCCCATTAGCAAAATTAGCTGGCAGTCAAAGCAATCCATTAATGGATATTAGCGGAAATATAAATACAAATAATTTTGCTAAAAGCGCGCAGGGTCTTACCACAAAAAATATAGCTCAATTTATTACTCCACAAATAAGGCAGCAATTACAAGGGTTAGGTCAAGATTTAAAAGATGCAAAATTATATAACTCTATAACTAATAATGTACAAGATATATCTGGGAATATTAATCCTGATCAATTAATTAATAATATGAAAGGAATAGATTCTAACTTACTAAATCCAATTCAAAAATCATCTATTCAACAAGCATTATCTAAATTAGGTGATATGTCTGAAAATATTAAAAATGAGCAATCGAAAACACAAGGACTTGGAAAACTTCTAAGAAGAAGTGCTTGGGCAACTAGTATTTTGGGTAGCATTGAAACTGGACGACAAATTTTATAATAGGTGAAACATGGCATCAACATTTAATTTAGCTCCTAATCCCAAATGGTACTTCTTTGATGCATTTGGTCGTCTTGCTGCTGGTGGTTCAATTACTACATTTAGTAGCATCGACCATTCAACACCGAAGTTTGTTTTTTCCGATGCACTAGGAATGTTTCCTTATATCGATCCAATTATTTTAGATGCGACTGGTGGTTCTCCTGTGCCTATGTATTGGGAAAATAATGGTGTCGATTTATATTATGTAGTAGTTAAAGATGCCGCTGGGAATATTATTTTTACCATCGATAATTTCCCAATTTCATCAGGTGGCATTACTCCTATTACAGCAAATGTAGATATAGAAAACCATTTAGTTAATGGACAATTTCTTTTTATTGACGCAGTCAATGAGGCGGATTCCTTAATATCACCCGCTCCTATTGGACAAACTCGCATCGCTCCAGGAAGTGGATTTTATAAAGATACGTCTGGAAATTATACTCCCCTCGCAGATGCTGGATGGATATTTCAGAAACAGGGAGGCGCAGGTTCAACAGACAGCATTCAATTTGTTGCAGTAACCGCGATAGGAGCTGGATTTCCAAATGAACCAAGTGCAAATGCCACTCGATATTTTAGGTATCAATTTTCTAATATAGGGACTCCTGTTACCGACGCCGGTATTATAAATGTTATTCCTAATGTTGAACGATTTTCTGGTGAAACAATTACAGTCTCATTTGAGACGCGTTCGAATCTTGTAGGTGCTCAAGGTGTTTTTATATTTGGTCAATTTTTTGGAAATGGGGGTGCGCCGTCGCCGGTGGTTACGACGCCTCAAATATTTACATTTTCTAATGGTGCGTTTGCGAGGCAATCTTTTACATTGAATGTTCCTTCAGTAATAGGAAAAAACAAAGGAACTGATTTAGATGATCATATATTTCTTGAATGGCAATTTCCTCTTAATACGATTGGAACATTTGAATTAGCTAACTTTCAAGTACAGCGTGGCGTTTTTGGATCAACTCCTTATATCCAGCAAACGTATGCTCAAGATCAATATAAAGTATTAATCGATTTAATTAATAACGGCAATATTTTTTTTAGGACAGGCGAATTGAAATGGATGAGCAACGCTCCTGGTGGCTCCCCTATTAATATACCCGGATGGCTCCCATTGATTGATGTGAATGTTTCATTTATTGGGAATACGGGAAGTGGTGCTGTCCATACTGGTCATGTAGTTAAAAATTTATATATCGCATGGTGGGAGTCTTTCGCTCAAACTGAACTGATAGTTTTTGGGGGGCGTGGTGTATCTGCATTGGCTGACTTTAATGCTAATAAGCCCATGACAATTCCTAGGCGTATTTTAGGGTATGTTCTTGCCGGAGCTGGCGTCAATTTATCAATTAATGCGCCGTTCTCATTTTCTGAAGGTGAGCGTGCTCATACTTTAACTATTCCTGAAATTCCAGCGCACACACATACCGTAGTAACGTCTGCTTCAAGTTCGATAGAATTTTTTACTGGAGGGGGCGCAGACGGTGTACCTGGATTCGCATCTCAGGGATTAGTAACGTCTGCCACCGGAGGGGGTGCGGCGCATAATACTATGCAACCGACATTCTATTTATGGATATATGTTAAATTATAATAAAGATGATATAATGATTTTAAAATTTATTTAAAAGGTAAATCATGGCAACAATTGATATTAGAGTTAAGTTAGCAAATGAAGCTTCAAGAATGAGTGAGTTAGGCAGACATTTCGGGATCGCTTTGCCAGTTATACTCGATCAATATTTTACTATTAATCAAAATGGCGTCATTGTTCCTCAAATAACGGCAAATTCTATATTAGTAGGTGGTGCGGGAAGTTTGGCTTTAGAAATGGCTTATACCCTTAATAACATTCCTATTATTTCTTTTATTGCTGCTGTGATTCCTGGGCAAGAGATTAGAGGATTAATTAAACGTGTATTAAGTGTTAGCTCAGAAGGTAATACCACGGCAACCCTTTTAACGTGGACAAGCGGAGAATAAAATGTTTAGTGTTAAGAATTTACAAATAAATAGAGGTCGAACTACCGCTTCTGCGCAAGGGAAAGATACGTCGGTTATTCATACATACATTGATGAACAAACCACAGTCGCTAATATAAAACTTTATTTTCCTCCTTTTTTAGATCAAGGAGCTAATCAAGAAGATATTTTGCTTCTCGATTATATGTTTGTCACTGGTTCTGATACCGCCATTATGGCAAGAATACTTTCATTAGATCCTTTTGTTGTGGATATAGATTTATTTTCGGGCGCTGCTGGATTAAGTGTAGGCGCTCCTATTGCTCCGGTTGATAATAATGCGGCTAAAATTACAGCCGGTATTTTACAGATGGAAATTGCAGATCAAACACACAACGGAATTATGAGTACTGCCCCTCAAGATTTTGGAGGCGAAAAAACCTTCCATGCCAATATTAATATTATAGATCCTGTCAATGGATTAACTATTCAAAAGACGATAGGCAGTTTTGGGGTTCAGTTAGTTACAAGCGATCCAAACGCTGTGCCTGGATTTTCAATCGGTGATACCGGACTTCCAGGAATGGTATTTGGTTTAATTTATAAACGCACAGGATTTGCTACTCTTGATCCAGAGCTTTACTTAATAGCCGGAAACAATGCGGGTGTTATTTTAAATGATACTCTGCAAACTGTGACAATTTTTGCTAATCTTTTGAGTGATAATTTAGATACAAGGACAGCAACCAATCTTGATATAGGACTAAATAATGCAACGTCTATAACTTTGCATAAACAAGTAAATATTACGGCTGGCAATAATATTAATGTTGATGAGGTAGATGTTTTTACCCCAGGAACTTTAAAAATAGGTGGCACAGATACAACAGATGTATCTTTCCCAAAACCAGTATCATTTGCTACTCCTGGAGGAACTCCTGCACTTTTAAATGATTATGAAGAATATGACCATGTGTCTACATTTTCTCTCAATACAGAAACTAGTGGAAGCACAACTTTTCGTTTTGTTCGGGTAGGCGATGCAGTAACGGTAACCAATAAAACTGTTGTTTCTGTTCCAGGACAAGGCGCTCCGGGCCCTACTTTTAGTACTGATACTTTATTGCCAGCACGATTTAGACCCACGAATGATACATCTGGATTTTACATAGTTACCAATAATGGTATTAGTTCTGGAGGCGCTATTAATATTACTGCGGCTGGAAGTATTGATATATATAACAACGCGGATTTTACGACCGCGTTTACAGCGGCAGTCACTAATGGTTTTGATTCTGGATCTTTTGCATACTCACTTAATTAATAGAGGATTTTATCATGGCATTTAATATATTAGGTTTTCAATTTAACCGAGGCATCACCAGTGCAAATGCTCAAGGGCAAGGTTTTACGGCGATTCCTCATACTTACAAAAGCACTACTGATACATTAGCGCAAATAGCGGCTCCTGGATATTTTCCACCAAATTTCGAGAACGTGCCGGTAAGCGATAAAGTATTTGTTGGCGATTGGCTTTTTATTAAAGACAGCGTCGGCGCAACTTCTTTTGTTAATATTACGGGATTAAACCCAGTTACATTAGGTGCTGATTTATTTACTGCCGGCTCACTGACTGTTACTGCTCCAATTGCCCCAGTAGATAATAACGGTATTGTTATTTCTGGCACAAACGTTTCGTTAGAATTTGCTGATTTGGGGCGTCCAGGGATTGTATCTACACAGCCACAAGTCTTCGATGGTGTAAAAACTTTTGTTGATGCGATACGCGTAAATATTATTGAGGGAATATTGGCTGCTGACCAAATGTTCATAGGCAACAATCAAACCTCTACGATTACTATAGGGGGCGCAATCTCTAATGTAGCCTTCCCTGCCGGTATTATTACAGATGTTGTAAATAATGTTGGCGCGGGAACTACTTTAAATGTGCATGTCCTTTATGACGGTATTACCATTATAGGACAGAACACGGGAGCTGTGACTACAGGTGTTCGCACTAATAAAATTGATACCATTACTGCCGGTGGCTTTCCTCTAGTAATCGGAGAAATCACTACTCTTCCTATTGAAATAGGGTCGAATACTATACCTACCCTTATTAAGGGTGGTATTACTTTAGCAGGTGTAAACGGTGGTGGAACTATTAATTATTTCAATGAATTTTCTACTTCTGTGAGTTGGGCCGGCCCATTTGCTGGTTCCGTCTCTGGAAATCTGACCATCACTCGTGAAAATAATATTGCCACGGCGGTCATTTCTAGAATACCAGCTACAGCGACGACGAGCTCTTCGGTTATTTCAGTAAGCACTATTGTTCCAGTTGCGCTTAGACCCTTAGTGGATGTATTTGATTTAGCCTATGTAGTTGATAATACTACTTTTGCAATTGGGGCTGTCTCTGTTAATACTTCTGGCTCTATTATAATTTATGCGAATGTTGGACAGGGCCCATTTGCAAACACAGGGGTTGCTGGATTTGAAAATATTACTTTTTCCTGGGATGTTACCAACGTATAAGAGGTAACTATGTCAATTATTGAAGATGTAGTTAAGGGGGTGTCGTCACCCTTAACTGCTCCTCTTGATGTTATAAAAGAAATTGTAGGGAAGTTTTCATCAGGGAAAGATAAACTTGATGCTGAACTGGCATTAGCAAAAATTGAAGAAGAGAAAGCTGCCAGAGAAGCTCAGTTACTTAATGCACAAATTGAGCTAAATAAAATAGATGCACAAAGCATGTCTTTTTGGAATTCAGGTTGGCGACCAGGCATAGGGTGGACATGTGCATTATGCCTGTTTTTGTTTTATGTGCCTCAATTTGTAATAGCGACTATTTTTTGGGTGATTGTTTTTTGTAAGACAGGAGCTATCGCGCCTTATCCTATAAATCCAGATTCTTTGATTCAATTAATATGTGGAATGCTGGGGATGGCAGCGTTTAGAACTTATGAGAAATCAGTAAATATAAGGAAGTAATAAGTTGGTAGAGCAGTATGCAATTAGAAAACTTAGTAAATAAGCACGACACAGAAATAGCTAACATACGAGATAGTATTCACGCGGTCGGAACGGACTTACAATTGCTCATGAAAGATCAAAAATTTCTTTCTGAGAAGATGCACGAAATAGGACACGATGTTAGACAGTTGGTTCATCTTACTCACGAAGTAAAACAATCTAGAATTGAAATTGAAGCGATTAACCGAGAAATAGACAACATCAAAGAGAGCTATAAGATGTTCGAGGAGCGGTTTAAACGAATCGATATTCTTACGGATAGAAACAATAGCAACTGGGACAAGTTAGTACACCGGTGGTTGCCTATCTGTGCGCTTATGATTTCATTAATAACCGCTCTTCGATTTCTTTATTTCAAGTAATTTCTTCAATGTTTTTACTTGCACATTTATTGCATGCGCTGAGATAACAGCCACTTTCTGGAATATACCAGACTATTTTGCCGTCTACTTCTTTCATGCACCAATAACATTTATTATTCATTTGAATTCTCCAATCGACATATGTAATCTGTTTATCCATCCCCTAATAAATTTCTCTTGAGATGAATCCAGCTGACACAATTTCATATAAATATAACCTTGCTGCAACGTTAAAAGTTTTAATAGAAATTCTCCGTTATCATCTTGGCACACCGAATTTATCAAATTAATGGTAGATGACCCAATAATATTATCAACTACCAATTCATTAGAAGTCATTAAGTTTACGCATATTTGGACTATCGACGCTGTTCTGGAAACGCCTAGATTTACTGACATATCTAGAATTTTAGTCCTAACTCTTGGGATCTTAATGTTATCTAATTTTAAGGGATCCCAATAATTTTTTTTGTAAAAGTCTACAGCTGCTTGCTTTAGAGTATATTGCTCCATATCTTGTTTAAACCATCTAGAAGGGGGGGAATAGTTTTTTTTAATTTCATCAATTATTTTCCAACCTTCCCACATAGGATAATATTTTCGGGTGATTCCCATATAGGTTTCACCCCCCTTATCGCTGGGATTATTGGAATAACGCCCTTCGTTTTCTAATACAAAACTAATTGCTTCTGGAAAATTATTCATCTCTAAAATTACTCCTATCTTTAAAGGGTATTATTTCATCAAGATAGCCACTATCCGCTTTAAATTCTTTTCCAGACTGCAGATGTATTTTTATTTTGTCGTTGCAACCCTTCAAGAATGTAATGGCTTCGATGGCTCCTACATTAATAATTGCACATCTGTCTTCCTCGGTTATTGTGTATGCTGGTCTATCAAAATTTGTCGCAGTATCTTTTATTTTTATAAACATTTGGTTTCCTCAATTGTTACACGCGGAGTGCCCACATATCCTAAATTAGCTTCAATTAAGCCCTGCTGAAATTTATTAAACTCCTCAGAACAATAAGAAGTATTTATTATGTTTTTGTACTCCCTTAAATTTATCTTATAATCTTTTATTGAAATTACTTCTTTTGGAAATGGATTATTATGATAAAGCTGTGAAAGTTTTTTTTGGTTCCATGCCATTTTTGAAGGCAACTCAACTTTACATCGATACTTTTCACCCTGAATTCTAGCGGTTTTTACACCGCTATTGAATTTTGCCATCGCACATAATTTACTCTTAGCTTCCGAGGCAATTAATCTAAGCTCATTAATTTTTCTCTCTGTAGCTGTAATAGTTTCTATTAGCCCGTCAACCGAGCTAATAGAACCAGAATAAATTTCACCTGTAGTGGTATCCATAAACATACTCATAAAACCCCCTGTTATTGATAAAATATTTTATAATTAATTACCTAAATCCGATTGCCATCGCCATAGCCATAGCCATAGCCATAGCCACAACCAAATCCATAGCCATCGCCATCGCCATAGCCATCGCCATAGCCATCGCCATCGCCATAGCCATAGCCATAGCCATCGCCATCGCCATAGCCATCGCCATCGCCATAGCCATTGCCATAGCCACAACCAAATCCATAGCCATCGCCATCGCCATAGCCATAGCCATAGCCATCGCCATCGCCATAGCCATCGCCATTAGGATCGCTATAACAATAGTAGTTTTTAATAATTAAATCATTCATAATTGAATGTTCCATAGTGATTTAGGGAAACTATCGTTGTAGTCACTCCCATAACCGCGACCATCGCCACAACCAAATCCATAGCCGTCTCCATCCCCAGAGCCGTCTTCATTTTTATCGCCATAGAGGTCTCTATTTTCATAAACATGCCCCCCCCCATAGCCATAGTCATAGTCATAGCCATCCCCGTAGTTATGGTAAACTTCTATTATTTCATTCATAATAAGTCAGCCACTTTGAAGAATCACAGACAATAGAATGGATCTCATTTTTTTTACTAAAAATAACTGTTCCGCATTTATCAAGCACTGTATTTTCTTTTTTACCTTCTAAAGCTAATTCTCCTAATCCTCTTCTTGTTCCCCATCGGCGAATACAAGAGGCTTTTTCTAGGACAGATTCTTTTTCTGTTTCCGTAAGGTAACCTATATAAACCCAGCCCCTATCTAAAACTATTATTCTTAAATTATTATCTACTAATGTCATGTCTATTTCTCCGTTGGTTTAATTAAAAAGGTATACTATCATTTAATTCGGGTGGTGCAGTCAATTGTTCTTCTGGAATCCTAACTGTACCTTCATATTTAGAAAATGAATCTATTTCATTTTTTGGCGTCCCCTGGTAAGAACTTTCACTTACTTTAGCTAGAAGAATTGCCCCTTCTAATTCAGTATATGATTTAATATTCGGCATCGAAGCAGCTTCACAAAATGCGCAGAAACTTTCTCTCGCCATTCTTTCTGCTGCTTCACTTGCATTATAAATATTAAATTTTTTTGCTAGGAAAACTCCAGACATAAACCCCTCAACTATCTTAAATTTTACCTCCAGATAACGCGAACCGTTATTTGCTTTTGTATATTTAAGTTCGCTTCCCATTACTCTAATAATATACTCGCCAGGAGGGGCAATTTTTTTTGCATAACTTTTCAAATCAAAATCAATCATTGTTTTTATCTCCAAAAGATTCCCCAGTTAGTGGGTTAATTGCTTCTAATATATCATCTACTACATCTTGTTGCATAATTAAAACATTAAATGGCTTATCTTTAAAGCTATCTAATAGATGAAACAAGTCATCCTGATTAACTACGCCATGACTGGTAGTCCCATTTAAACTCTTAATTGTTACTTTCATTTTTTTTCTCCTCAATCAATTTAGAACCCATGAATGGTTTAGTGGTATTTGGATATTTTTCAAGAAGGTTAGATAAAAATTCTATTACTTTTGGTTCATCAATAGTTTTACTATTTAAACTTCCATCTAGATTTTTAATGGTTAATTTCATAATGTTTCCCCTTTAATTCTTTTAATGCAATTATTATACAATTCAACAGTAACTTCTTCTACTTTGTTACTATTTAAATGCGGTTTTATTAGTACTTCTAATTTCTTAAGAGAATTTCCCTCAGAAACTTTTTTATCACAAAAATGACATTTCATTATCTGAACTCCTCATTTATTACATTGGTTTGTTTAAATTCTTCGATAATTGCTTCATCAGAAAATACATCATTATTAATAACTGCATTAACTGATATTGCATCTTTAGATAAATTTACTATGCCGTCCTCGTCATGGTCTACACCTAATTCATCAGGAGTGTAAACTGCCGCACCCCCAAAAATACCTGGAGCATAACGCTTAGCGCCTCGGCTAATTGCTCTTGCAAAAAGCATGTCCGCTGCATATTTTTTCCAGATATCTTTTCCCAATAGCCCAGCTTCTTGTGCTTCTTGAATTGTAAAAGAAGAGGTTCCTACTAAAGTAGTTTCATTCATTACTTTAGCAGTTGATTCATAAAAATTTATCTCACAAATTTCTTTTGTTGATTTAGCTATCCTATAAGCATATTTAGGATGATTTGCAATCATAGTCGCAATTAAATTAGCTCCTATAACTGGTTTTCCTAAAACAACGTGAATACCCGTTATGCTCGCAAAAGGCGGTAAATTAAGCTCTTTTCCTACCATAACCTTTACCATTGCTTGAGCTTCTGATTTTAAATCTGGAAACATGCCGCTTGCATAAAACATTTTTCCTAATCTTTGATTAAGTTCAAAGTCTTGGACTTTTTCTGATTTTACTAATTCATTCATTTTTGTTCTCCGGTTATTTCAATAAGTTTGTATCTCTTAGTTAAGTCTAAATTATTAATAGATGATGGGTCACCTTTATCATAAATACCATCAATCGTAAAAGACAAAAGGTTTGGTGTTTTTAATGGATACTCTTCACCATCGCATATCCCTATAATTTCTCTTCCGACTCGGTGTCCGTCTTTATAAATGTCACCAACTTTTATTTCTCTTTTTTCTGTAAATATTTCTATTCTATCTTTTATCTCTTCAGGCATAAGCGTAAGACCAACTAAAGCCTGATAAAGTTTCTGTGATTCTTCTCTAGTTAACATGTTTTATTCTCCGGTATTTAAAAAGGTATTTCTATATCTTCTATTTCTTCTGGCTCATTATTATCATAAATGCCATTGTAAATATCGTATTCAACTGAACCGTCATGCTCATGCTGATTAAAATTAAATGGTGTTTCTAGTTCTCCGTATTGCATATTAAGTTCTCCGTTAAATAAGTTGTAATAAAAAATAAATAGCTATCGCCCATATAAAAGCAATAATTGGAGCAAAGAATTGGTATTTTTTTGGCAATATTTCAAATATCACCCAACTTAATACAAATGCTAAAATACTATAAAAAGCAAATACCATTACAATTGTAATTTTACCATCCTCCAATTATACAAAGCGAATAATACATTGTTCCACATAGAACAACCCCCCAAAAACAAGTTACTAAATAGTGCTTCATTGCAAAATTCTCCCTATAAAAATAAATATTAATGAATGCTGCTACTTGTTCTTTCATTAAATGAAAGAGCTACGAGCACGCAATGAGCCGCTTTGTCTGTAAGTAATTTCATTCTATCTTTAAAATAATTGAGGCATCTATCTTTGCTTTCAATTTCATATAAATGTGATAATGAATTTGATAATAAAGCACAAAATATAGCATCCGCGAGATCATCTGCTTCTCCTAATTTTAGATTTTCAGAACGTAAAATATTTGTTATTTCCTCTAAACATTTTTTTACTAATTCTTCTTTTTTCATTGGTAACCTCTTTGTTCCATAAAATAACTTTTAAGATATTAATGAATTGTATGGTGATGTTCTTCTGAACAATTTTTACATTTCAAATTATGAATCACTAATGCCGCATTTCCTAATTTTTCGCTCAATGATATTAAGCGAAATTGCAAATAATTTTTTTCATCATCTACTTTTACTTGCATTAAAGAATTTCCTACAAAGTAGGTCATCAGCATATCAATCACTTCATCTGCATCTGAAATAGACAAATGCATTGGTTCTAAAATTTCTTTTATTGCTGTAGAACATTTTACAGAAAGTTCATTTAATTTATTATTCATTTTGGATCTCCCATCATTTCAGATTTAGACATTGTGACTACGCTGCCATATTCTTGTTCTGGATCAAAACGGCAAATTCTTTCTTCTATATGCTCGCACGTTCTTTGCATAATTTTGAATTCTGCATCAGACATTGTTAATACACCTAAATCTAAATCTGCATCTTTTTTACGCTTCATTTCTTCAATAATTGCGCTTAATGTAGGTACTTTTTCAGATATCACATGCATTGCTTGACGCATATTTTTCATTTGTTCTATGTAGTCCATAGCATTATCTCCCAGTTTTGGTTTGTTTTAGTACTTCTGAAGTTAAAATTTTGTGCATAGACTTTATCAATTTTACATATAAACTGTCGTTTATTAAAAGTAAAAATAATAATTTTGAATGTTCTTGCGGTAATAAGTCTTGGAGTCCGCGAACACCTCTTAATTCCACAAGGTATTCCACGTAATCTTGAATGTTTTCCTCAGTCGTCATTTCGGTTCTCCCTAGTTCCATAAAATAACTTTACAAAACAAGATTAGTTTATCAAAACAAAGTTGTCAAGAATTATTTTGAAAATATTTTAAAATAATTGCTAATTTATAAAAAACACATTATATTGTTTGTCTAAACTAAATAACATGAAGGGAAAAAATGTTAATCACACTGTCAGAAAAAGAAAGGGAAAGTGTCCGCGAAATTTTAAAACAATTGTCACAACAAGTCGGCTCCCAAAAAGAACTAGCAAAATCTCTTAATATATCAAATCCTTCTTTAAGCCTTTTAATTAAGGGTGTTTATTTACCAGGTGCACGTGTATGTGTTCTACTTGAGCACAAATACGGAATTAAAAAAGAACAATTACGCCCTGATATTTTTTCTCTTGTTTAAGAGGATTTGCCATGAGCATTCGGCTCACTCAATTAGTGTGGAAAAATAAGATCAATTTAATGCCAACTGAAAAGTTTGTATTATTGTTTTTAGCTCATTGTGCTAACGATAAAAATAATTGCCTTTGTTTTCCTTCGGTCAAAACTATTTCAGAAAATTGTAATTTGTCGAAAAGACATACACAACGAATTTTACGCACCCTTTCAGAATTAAAAATTATTCAATGCGTCCCTCAACTGACAGAAAGTAATAATCAAAAATCGAACATATATATCATTAATACTGACGTGCTTTCTAGTGAGGTAGGGGTGACGCCGGCGTCATGGGGGGGTGACGCCGGCGTCATGGGGGGGGTGACGCCCATGTCACCCTATAATATAAATGATAAAGAACTAGATAATAAAGA